TATAAACAAGCAGTAGAAGTAGTCGAAGACCATAATGAAATAGCAAGAACAGGTAAAATTAAAAGAAAAAATATCACAGCATATGGTTGTACTTCACAGGGACAAGCAATAAGACATGGTAAATATCAATTATTCACAGAAGACTTAGAAAAAGAAGTTGTAACATTCTCTACTGGTATTAATGCAGCAATACTTAAACCAGGAGATGTCATTGATGTACAAGACCCAGACTTAACAGATGTAGTAGCAAGTGGTCGTGTAACAACTTCAAGTGCTTCTTCTACAACAGTAATCAAAACAGATAGAGATTTAACTTCTTATTTAAATAATACAGATTCATTTGATTTACACTTAATATATCCTAGCGGTGGTGCATACTTATCACAACCTTTAGCAACAATTAATAGCACAAATTATGTGCAAGGAGATTTAATACTTCTTGATGAAGATGGAAACGCAGTAGATACACATGCAAAAGCAGCGAATCTGAAAGATGATAGTGGTGCTGTTGTTCAGACTATATGGTCAGAAGATGTAAGAGTAGAAACTCAAACAATATCTTCTTTTAATGCTAGTTCTATAACTGTTGGAACTGCATTTAGTTCTGCTCCTGATGGAGAAGTAATTTATACTGTAAGTGGTACAGAAGCTGCAACTGGAGACGATGTTACAGGAAGTCTAAGACAGTTTATGGTAAACTCTGTAAAAAGAGATGAAACAAAAGAACTATATACTATATCTGCTACTGAGTATCATGTAGAAAAATATGACGCAGTAGACAGAGGGTGGAATTTATACACTTATCCAGAGATAGCGAGAACCCCAAGAAGAACAGATGATGTACCAGCACCTAGTGGATTAACTGCTTCAATAGTACCAGCAGGTGGAGGAGATGCAGAAGGAGATGAGTTTGGAGTAAATGCATATGATGTAGTTTTAAATTGGACTCTACCTACCTCAACGAGAACAGATAAAAATGGTAATTCATTGGTAGATGTATACGAGCATTTAGCAGGATTCAATATTCAACATAATATGACTATTGAAAATGAAGATTACAATGAAAACGATTTTAAAACACTAACACATAATTCAGCAACAGTTGGGTCATACACAATTAGAAATGTAGTTCCAGCACTAAATAATATAGTAAGAGTACAAACAGTAAATACAAATGGGTATACTTCTGGGTATATACAAAAAGTATTTGACTTCGATGCTTCACAAGTAAATCCATTCGGAGCAGGTACATTAGGCGGTGGTTTAAATGGTGGAATACAAAAAGGCGGAAGTTTAACAGCAACAGTAGATATTAATACTAGCACAGGAGCTGTCGCACTTTCAAATAATACTTATGTATTTACACCACCAAATGGAGTTACTTCAATAATAGTAAACTCAGCAAATACAAACTCTTTCGTTAATACTCCTTCTAAAGCCATAATGTATTCTCCTTTGTTAGTTTCATACACATACGCTATACTATTTTGAAGGGTTTGTCA